CGCTAATGTAAACATTACCACCAACACCAAGACCGCCAGCAACAACAAGTGCTCCAGTTGTAGCACTTACTGAGTTAGTAGCGATATTAACTGTTACAGATGTGTTTGGAGTAATAACCATTTGAGTATCATTACTTGACAAACCGCCTGCCGCAAAAACAATCTTGTTTTGCTGACCATTACCACCAGTAGCAAGAACAAGGTTTCCGTTTCCTGCAGTGTTTGCTGGAGCTTCCATGAAAATATAGCCATCGTGGTCAGCGGTAATTGTGAATGATGGATCACTAAAGTTAGCTGATGTGATACCCATGTCAATCCAGCCAGCATCGTCATCGCCTGCATCGGCATACGCAATAAAGTCAGTTGAGCTATTTGCATTTGTTCCTAAGTTTCTAAAAGCAATTTGCGAGTAATCTACAACATTTGATTGAAATGCAGCTACTGGATTAGTTAATGAGTTTGAAAATGTTTGAGCATTTGTTCCAACATAAACACCATCATCATTTGTAACAATCAGCGAATTTGATATCTGAGCAGATGTAATCTGAAGACTCGTTGTCCAGACTGCAGCATTGCCATTCGTTGACAATAGATAATTAGCATTGCCAGCTTGTGATGGCAATGAGTCTGTTCCAGAAACAACTTCTGCCCACCTCTCAGCTGCTTCAGCTGCAAAACCACCAGAGCCAGATGTGTGATCAAGAAGAGCAACATAATAACTGATACCATTTGTTACAACATCATCAACTAAATATGCAGTAGTTGTAGCCCAAAAACTACGATTTCTAAGACCACGGGTGAAAGATTGCCATTTATTTGCTGCAAGGTCTGTTGCGAATGTGCCTGATGTGTGTGCAATCAAACAAATATAGGTTGAACCACCTCTAACAACAATATCGTCTACTAAATAAGCAGTTGCTGTTGCCCAGTTCCCCTTGTAGTCCTGTCCTTCAGACATGACACTCCAGTATGTTGCATTAGTTGGTAGGTTATTGCTTGCATTGGTTGTATTGATATATACATAGGATTTACCACCATATGTAACAACATCATTTATTTCATATGTAGTACCACTATTGTAAGCACCCTGATGGTAGAACCTAAGTCTACCAAGATCTATTGCAGCCATTTATACAACCTCCACTATCAAATTCTTTTCGTTACCAGTATACCAAGAAAATGTTAATTCAGCTTGACTGGTTAACCAGTTTTTATATATATCATGATTTGAAGGATCAAAATACTCATTATCCGCAGTAAAAGTATCCCCTAATCTATGTTTTGGAATTGACACCACATTGGTTCCAGTGTCATATTCATTTGTAATCGTACCTGGCTCAAGGATTTCTTGAACTATCAGCTTTGCATTTGCTGGGTAGTATTGAAACCCATAAAACTTATCGCCAATCTTAAACTCTTCTTTTGTCGTATCCCAGGTTATAATTGCAGATGCACCAGAACCACCTGTTCCACCACTATTAACAAGATTAGGCATATTCTACCCCACTAATATTAAAGGTTACAGAGCTGTTACTGGAAGCAACATAGACATTGCTATTTACTGGAACAACAATTGATGTGTTATAGAACAAAACATCATTTTTAATGATATTAGCATTACTAACAATTTTATTGTTATTTGCTGGGGATGCTCCTGCTACTAAAATATGAATACTAGCAGTAGCATTTGCTGTGTCACTTGTATTACAAATATTAATTGATTTAATAATTGTGTAATTACCAGCCGTGTTTGCAACGGTATAAACATTAGAACCCGTTGAATTACCTAGATATAAAGACTTCGGAACTAGATTTGCCATTTATGCCCCCATCCACATTAAAACTTCATTGTCATAAGTTGTTGTATTCATGTCTTGAATAGTCGCTGCGTCAAGAATATGGTCTACAAATGCACCAGATGTGTGTGATCTTGCGGTTGTTCCATCATAACCACGAATCTGGATTGTAAAAATATTTGTACTTCTTGAAGAGATAAGCATCTTTTCTTCATCAGATGTTCCTCTATCAACAACTACTGCAAAAGGATTTGATCCAGATGGAAAACCAACAGCGTCAGTTACGGAAAAAGAAGAAGCGCTATTTGAAATATTTGCACTTAAGTTAGTCCTTAGAGCAGCACCTGTAAATTCTCTTCTCAGCATCAAAACCCCTTAGTCAATGCTGATATCAAGATCGCCAGTTGCGATTCTTAAAGTATCCCCAGCATCTGTTGTTTTATTTGTTGTAAGTGTTCCATACAACAACATGTTTCCAGTTGTAATTGCATCAAAAATACCAATTGCTACAGTTGTTGCTGCTGGCATTCCTGTAAAATCAATGTTGCTATCATTTGATGTTGCACCGCTTGAAGCAGCGGTAAATGTTGCAATTTGACGAGCATATGAACCACCAGTAACTTCTGTTCCACCAGCTGCATCAGATGGTGCGGCTGTAAATAGCGCTACATAAACATCTGCTGGCATTGTGTACGAAGTAGTACCCAGGAAGTGATCAATAAGTTTATTCTCAAGATAGTTTGTAAGATTGCCTGCCATTATTAATCCTCCTGATTAGTATAATACATTTCTTTTTCTTCATCACTAGGTAATCTAAAATTATCCAATGCAAGAAGCAAGTTGGCTTCTTCTGCTGGAAGCAAGCCCATTTTATTTCTTTGTGAAAAACGGAATCCAGATGCAGTTGAATATCCAGCTCCGCTTTCAAATACAATTAAAACCTTTCCTTCTTCAGAAATGTTTTCTTCAATAATTTCTTTTTTAACTGCAACTTTCTTTGCTACAGCTTTCTTCGGTTTATTAATTTTTTCGGATGTTACACTTGTTTCTTTATTAGTCATATGATCAATCTTACCACTTATGTTAATTTAAATCAATTTAAATATGATAAAAGGCGGGGTTCTTGTGAACCCCGCCCAATATCTACTTTAATTGTTTAAATTAGAGTGAACGCAACTTAACATTCTTACCGATTACATATGAATCAGCATTTTCAATGTTGGCTGCAACTCTCATGTACTGTGTGTACTCAATTGTGTCAGTCTTTGGCTTGAACTGGCGGTACACTGTGATGTCACGGTGGATACCAATTACACGGTTGTTAGGGAATGTAAGTTCCACAAAACCATGTGAGCCTGCTGCACCAGAGTAGTCACCAGTTGCGGTTTCTGGCATCAAAGGTACTTCAATCAGAGGAATACCGAATGGTGAAAGACCAGTTGCACCTGGACCACCATTTGCTCTCATTGAACCTTGCAAGAACGCCATTTCACCAGCTGTTGACATTGGAGCAGGTGCGCCTGCTGTTGCCTCAGTTGCCGAGTTTGGATTACCCAAGCTATAAATTGAATCCTGAACAAGTCCTGGACCTGTGAAGAATCGCAATTCATTGCGGCGCTGCAAGTACTTGCTTGGCAAGGTACGAAGAACTTTGTCAAAGACCGAACGGGAAATGTTATTTCCTCCGAAGTCTACAACATCTCCGCTTGTTCTTGCAAGCTTGTTGAAACCATCAAGAGCCTTAATAAGACCATTGTTTGACGATGTATTACCGTTGATAAACAAGTCATCAAGGTCGTTTGCTGTCTGACGAGCCATAATCTGTGCGATATGGTCTTCCAGTGAAGCGCCCTCAATGTTGTCTTCCAACGATTCCGTTGAAATATTCCAGTCAAGACGAAGCTTTACAGTTGAAAGCGATACCTTGCTGAATGTAACGGCTGCGTTTGCGCCATCATCTGTTGCTTCGGTTGCCTTTGCAAGCAAACGAGTGCCGACAGATACCTTGTCAATATCCATCTGTGGAGTACGCATACGAATTACTCGTGCGTTCTTCATCAATACTGACTGATCAACAACGAAGTCAAGGAAGCGATTTGCTTGCTCTGGGTAGAGAAGTCCACCACCACCGCTGACTGGGTTGCTGTTTGAAACCACTGTCGTAGTGACTTCATCTGCTTTTGATAAAATTTCTTGTTGTGTTGCCATATGTTAATCCTCCCTTATGACCTATAACCTAGGGAGTTAATTAACTCCTGTGGCAAATATGTATTTCTCCAGAATGAAGTAGGTGCAGACTTGGCAAGTGCCTCTTCTGCTACTTCCTCTTCGTCTTCTGGATCTACGCTCTTTTTAACAGCTCCAGCTGCGGCAAATGCCTCAACCTTTTCTGTTTGCTCAGCGAGAGCCAACTCCGCTGTTTCCAGCTTCTGATGAAGTTCAGTACTTTGAACTTCAAAACCCTTAGCAACTGCTTCAATTTTTTCCTGAACAGAGGCTTCAACTTCTTCCTTGATTGAAGTAGCAAAACTAGCCAGTTTTTCATCAACAACAGCACTCAGAGCATCTTTAAGAACATTAATGTCCATTTCTTCCTCCTGTGTGTCTCCACTTACTTCAACGGAAGTTGAAGTTGTTTCTTCTGCGACATCTGGAACAAGCCATCCAATAAACTTTTTCAATAGACTAAGCTTACTAATTTCTTGTTCATTCATGTCAGAGATCTTATCATAAGTATCATTTAATTGCAATTCAGAGTCTTGCTGAATAATAGATTCCATTTTCTCAATCATCTCCTTAATTGTATCAAAAAATTCACTGTCTTGTAAGGACATTTCACTTTTTGTTGTATTTTGAGAAGGGTTGTTTGGAACACAATTCGGAACCATGTTTCCATTTGCACCCTTCTTTTCACCTTCTTGGTGATAGCCCTCCCAACAGGGACTGCCTTCTTTCTTAACTTTCTTTTTTGGTTTGAACTTTGGAGAGCCAGATGGGAAAGGAGGAACCGTTGGTGATGTGATACCATTTCTTGCTGGATACTTAGACTCTGCATTTTCTGTTGTTACAGACGCATCCTTCTCAACATCCTCGCAAGAATTGCAACCACAGTCACAGCCCTGATCTTTCATTAATTCCAGAACAACATCCAACAAATCCTCGTCAAAATCGTTTTCTAAGAAACCTTTCTTCTTTGAGTTCGCATAGCGTTCAAGCATCCTGCGACCTTTCGCAGCAAGTCTTGCTGCGTCTGCCATATCCTGAGGCACTGGCTCACCCCACGCCGCTGCTGAAAGCGCAAGTCGTGTTGGTTCACCATTTGGCTTTTTCATTGGACCAGATGGATTTGTAAAAAATCTTGTAAGGAACGAACCCTTGCGGCGCATTTTTTCTGGAGTGTCGGCAGCACCACGAACACCTGGCTTTAGATTTGCCCCTTCTGTTTCTTTGAAGTGTCTTCTGCCAGCCGCTGTGAGACCACCCTTTGGATCCTTGAGGGGTTGCTTTGCTTTTGCCAATTGACAATCAAGATCGCAATCAAGAGCGTATTTAAACAACCCCTCATCGTTCATTTTGAT